ACCTAGTGAACCTATTCGTAACGCTAGGGGTGAAACAACTGAGGAGTTGAACGCACGTCTACGAAAAAATCGTGAAAAAGTTGCTAAACAACAACTTGACGATATTGGAGACACTCCTTTTAATGAAGATATTTCACAAGTATTAGATAGACGAACTCGTGCTGAACGGGCAAAACAAAACAAAGGTAGGCGTTAATGATTGAATCAACTGCACAACTAAATGAACGCATCCGTCTGCATCGTGATTCTGTCATTGCTGAAATCCGTGAGGATAAATCGGTTTTGGCACAAGAGTTGTATAAGAAATTATTCCCTAAGGGGGAATAATTGTGGGTGCAGGACGTTATCGCCCAAATCCAAACGGCAGACCAGTACCAATACCATTTGATATTGCCGCTAACAACAGAGACAACAACGCTAACGTTAATACTGCTGTTGGTAATCAGGCTAGCAAAGACCAAATGTATGAGAATAAAACTCAAAAGATTGTTACCAAAAAAAAGGGTAAAGGGTTTTTAAACGACGAAATTAACTTTAATGCTTTGTTGCGTTGGTTAAATGAGAATGTTTCTAATACCGTAACTAATGCGGTAACTACTTCACCTATGGTTGGGTATACTGATTTTAATAAGTTGGCAACTCAAAAGAATTTGATTGGTGCTAAAGATAAGGTTGGTCAGAGTCGTAGTGTTGTTAGCGAATCTGGGTTAAACGCTATAGAAAATATTGCTACTGGTAAGGGTAGTCGTGATGATGTAAAATCTTTGGCTTACTGGTTGGGTGGCGGCAAGGTTGCTCATGGACTTGTAGCATCCGATGTTACACGGTTAGCAAATGAGTATTTACCAAAATCGGTAAAGAATACTCCTGCTATTAGGGGTTTTATTGAGACTGAAAAACTTGGTTCTGCAGCCATAAACAAGTTCATAGATTTATTGACCAAAAAGCGTTAAGGAACAGATAGTACTATAATGATGGCTGATTCTGTACCTACCTACGCTTTGTATGGTCATGCAGTGGACAATTACCGTTTATCTCCAGTGGCTGGCGCACAACTTGCTGCCGCAAGTGGCGACTATATTGGTCGTGGCAACAAATGTGAAGGCAAAGACGACACATGTGGTGCTAACAAAGTTAAAGGCGAAAGTTTGTGTTTTGGTCACCTTAGGCAAGCAAACAATCTGGCTGATGTGGCAGCCGTGCTTGAATCTGAAGGATAATTGTGGCTTATCTAGCGATGACAGCGAGTACTATTCGTAGTACTGTTCGGTCTATAACTGACCTTGATACTACCGATATTCCTGATAGTTTACTGAATCTTTATATTCGTGACGGGTATTACCGTATTTTGGATTTGGAGAAACGTTGGGACTTTTTAGAAACATCGTTTAGTTTTAACACTGTCAGTGAGCAGCGTGCATATACTATTAGTGCTTTTACTGCTGACCCTATTGGGCAGATTGTGTCTGTTATTGATGTTTCTGGTATTGGTATGAGATTGGAAATGGTTGGTCATGATATGGCTGAGCAAACTTATTTGGGTGCCTATGATACTTCTGGTAATCCTCTGTTTTATTCGTTTTGGCAAGGGAAAATTCATTTGTATCCCAAACCAAATAATGTTCGTTCTTTGGCTGTTCGTGCTTATCGTGAACCTGTGGATTGGGTCACTACTGGTGCTAATGTTGATGCTTCAGTTAATTTACATTTCCCTTTGGTGTATTATGTGTGTAGCCGAGTTTATCAACGTTTAGAAGATAGCACTATGGCTGCCGAATATAAGGCTGCTTTCACTGAAGGTGTTGTCTTGGCTAAAGAAAATTTGTTGAAACCTAATAGTCATGCACATTTGCGTTTGTCCCAAGGACAAACTTCTGGTCGTCCAACGTTTCAAGGTTGGATGTTGAAGATGGGTCAAGACCTAGGAAATAACTGATGGCTGCGTCCACTATAAAGATTTCTGAAATCAAAGATTTTACTGGCGGTTTAAATTTCCGTGCAGACCAATTCCAGTTAGCAGATAACGAATCACCTGACATGTTTAACGTTGAAATTGACCCTAGGGGCGGCATTTTTAGTCGTGGTGGGCAGAAAGCATTAAACGCTACTGCTATTGCTGGTACTTGGAATCCGCACAAATTGTATCCTTTTTCTGGTGCTACAAATACTTTGATGCTTGTGTCCGACACTAAAGTTAAACGTGCTACTAGTACTACGTTTACTAATTTGCAATATACTGGTTCTATAGATATTACGTCTGCTGCTGTTTATGGTGCGCCTTTGGCTCAGTGGGGTAAAAAACTTTACATCTCTAATGGTGCTGCAGGTTCTGGTGGCTATGTGTGGGACACAGCAAACGCACTTGCAACTGTTCTAACCGCTAGCGGTTCAGCACCTTATGCGTGGCAAACTAATCCTAGTGGACATGCCAAAATGCCTAGTTGTGAACATTTGCAGGTACATGCAAACAAATTGTTTGCAGGCAATGTTGACATTGCTGGAGTAAAGTATCCTAATCGGTTTTATTGGTCTATTGAAAACTCTCCCGAAGATTGGGATGAGGATGACTATATTGAGGTTAGCGGTGGTGGTAATGGTATTACTGGGTTTGCTGTTGTTCAAGGTCAGTTAGTTATTTTTAAACGTAAAGCAGTATACGTTTTGTTTGGCTATGACAGTGCGACGTTTCAGGTTGTGGAGTTAACAAACAATTTGGGTGTAGATTCACATTACTCTATTGCACAATCTGATGTTGGTGTATACTTTTTTTCTTATCCTGATGGTCTATATTTTTATAATGGTTCTAGTTTGGTTGACATCTTTGATAACCTTCAACCCATTATAGATTTAGGTTATGTTTATCCAACAACTATTAGCCCTTTTAGGTTGGCTTGGGTTGGCAAACGTTTGTGGTGTTCAGCAAAGTATAATAAAGTTGGTACCGCTACTACCCCTACTGTAAATTTTGTGTTTGACCCTGCTATCAATAGTTCTGGTTCTTGGATGCAGTTTTCTACTTCGGACTCTAAAGGGTTGGTTGGTGGTTGTGATTGGACTAATTCTTCTGGTACACAGTACCGTTTAGCATGTCATCCTACTTTGGGTTATGTTATGAAGGTTGATATGTATGACCAAGAGTTTGATAACATTAGTGGAACTGATGTTAGTTTTCCTACATATTATCGTACTAAATGGTTTGATGCTGGTTCGTATGCGCAGAAAAAGATGTTCCGTAGACCAGATTTTGTTGTTAAAGAGTCGTCTGTGTTACAAAACATTAACATAAATGTTTATCATGACTTTAATGAATCTGATGGTAATGAACGGCGTACTTTTGTTTTGACTCAGATACCTGACGATATGGGGCTTATTTGGGGTTCTGGTGTTTGGGGTGACCCTTGGAGTGGTGGTGCAACTTCTTCAAAGTTGTTAACTGGTTCCAATTTGGGTTTAGCAAAAACTGTTCAACTAGAATTTAATGGTCCTATTGGGCAATCGTGGGGTTTAAATAGTATTGGATACAAATATCAGAGAAGGCGAGTTAAAGGTTAATTATGGCTACACTTACTTATACAAATACGTTCGTTAACGGAACTAGTGCTATTGCTTCGGAAGTTAACGCCAACTTTACAAATGTTAAAACATTTGTTGAACAGTTGGCTGCAGGGTTAAACATTGATGCTGGCGCTATTGTTGCCGCATCATTGGCAAATACAGCAGTGACAGCAGGGGCGTACACTACAGCAAACATTACAGTAGACTCTCAGGGGCGTATTACTGCTGCTTCTAGTGGTACTAGTGTTTCGGGTGATAGCGACCAGATGGTTATAGGTTCGCAGGTGTTTGGCTGATGGCTTTTCAGATTCCCTCTTTGTCTCTGCTATCAAGTGTGGATAAAAATATTTTACAAAATATTTTTGTTTCATTACAACAAGAAATTCAACAGATGCAACAACAACTAGATGCCTTACAGTCCAGTATGCAACAACCAGTAAAGTATAACTAATGAGTAACATAGAGTCGTTTTCTGATTTTGGTTATGCGGAAGCAGCCGCACGTAACCGCCGTGCCAAGGCAAGTATTGCTAACCAACAGGCAGCAACACTTGGACAGCAGCGTGGTACCCGTAATATAGCAAACTTGTCACGTCAGTTGACTGAAGGTTTTCGTCCTAAGATGGCTGCTTATGGTGGGCGTGGGTTGGCTGGCGCTAATGTTGCTAGCGGTATTCAACGTAAAGGTTTGGAACGTTATGCGGCAGATTTCTCTACACAAGTTGGTGAAGCAACACAAGATTTGCAAGATAATCAAAACCAGTTTGCTATGACTGAGGCGGCTTCGCAAGCCGATTTAGAAGATTATATTGCGCAGTTGCGGTTGCAGAAGCAACAGAACATCATTAATTCGGCTACCCAATTACGTCAGTATGCGGCTTATTAGGAGGTTTTATGGCATTTAGATTTAATAACAGTACAGGAAAATTTGAACTAGTACAGCCAGCCCAAAAAGACCCTAATGATACTAATGGTGATGGTGTAGTTAACGGCTTTGATTTAGTTACTAACAAAACCACCACTACTACAGGTGCCCCTAGACCCACTACAACAACCACAGCAGCACCTAGACCGACTACTACCACTATGGCACCTGCAACAACAACTACAGTGCGTCCTACGACTACTACAATGGCACCTACTACTACAGTAGCACCCACAACTACGGTACGACCGACAACCACGACAATGGCACCTACGACTACAATGTCCCCTACAACTAGCATGTCACCTACTACAACTATAGCACCTAAAGCAACAACGCCTCCTACTACTGTACCTCCTACAACTGTACCACCCACCACAACTGTACCACCTACAACTGTACCACCCACTAACAATAAACCTGTAGGGGGTCCATCAGCCGTAGTTGCACCTGTTATACCATCAGCAAATCTTGGACCAAAACCTTTTACTGATGATGTTATAGCGGCTTGGGCAAAATTAGCATCAGAGGCTGTTGATGACACTACTGCTGCACCTTGGCTTTTGCAAATAAAACAAGCAATGGACGCAAATGCTGCATGGGAACAAGACAACAGAACTGCAAAGTTTAACGAACGAGAACAACGATTAAAAGATGCTAAAGATGCCAAAGATGCTGCCGCAAAAGCAGCAGCAGGAAAAGGCAGCGGTGTCAGTGCTGCCGATGCTGCAAAAGCAGCAGCAAAAGTAGCGGCAGATAAAGAAAAACGTGATAACGAATTTACTACTGCACGTGACAATAGGGCTGAACAGTTTCGTATTGATGCAGAAAATCGTGCTAACGCACGAACGGATGCTTTAGCCGAAGTTGCACGTTTACGTGGCTATGATGGTGGTATGGCTGCCGCAGATTTATTGGAATCACGTAGCGGTGAACGACTTGTTACTGCTCTTCAGGCTGTTAAAGATTTGTACGACCCTTTAGACCAAAAAACTACAGAAGAATTAAGTCAACAACTTGGACAGATAGCAACTAATTTTGCTGCTGCACGTGGGCAAGTAAATGTTGCTGGTGTAGATTTCTTAGAAAACTTTGCCAAAACTTTAGCATACACTCAGGTTCCTATTACACAGTTTAGTGCAGGTCAGAATCCGTTGATGGAAGCATTGCGTCAACAGGGTGCTAGCACTGTTGAGGTGCAGAACGCTATGGATTTGGCTACAGCAACATCGCAAAGCACTAGCGATTTGGCTAAGTGGGCTACCAGTCAACTTAATGTTACTCAACAAAATATGGATTCTGCGGCAATGAACGCTAGTCGTGGCGCAACGCAAACAGCGTTGCAAGGTTTGGCATCTAGAGAACCTGAAGTTCAGGCTAATATGACTATGAAGTATAATGATTTGATGGCTACGTTGATGCGTGAACGTGCTGCGGCTAATGCTTCCGCTAATCAGGCTGGTTATGCTGGTCAGGATGCGGCTGATGCTATACGTGCTAATACTATGGCAAATTATGGTACATCTGGAACCCCGACTGCTACTGTACCAGATGTTGTTCAAACACCTGAAATGCCTACACAACCCGAAATACCTATGCCAACAAAAGAACAAAATACTGCTATTCAGTTAGCAAATCTTAACAAAAACAGTGGATTAAATGCCCAACAACTATTAGATGAACTCAATGCACGCCGAGGTTACTAATGGTCATAACACGTTCACCGTTTATAAAAAAACAAACAATAGATTACGGTTACAATACTGACCCCGATGGCAATGTAACATATACTGACGCTAACGGTATAACCACAATGATGAGTGGTGGTAGTAAAAGTAGTAAAAACCCGATTGATTTATCTAATATAAAACTTGATGGCACTTTAGCAAAAACAGTAAAAACAATTAAAAAATCTACTCTTAGCGAAAATGAAAAAATTAATACTCTAAAGGATGCTTTGGCGTTGCGTGAAACTGGTGCTGGTCCACAGTTCAGTCATGGTGGTATTTATAATAATACTATAGGTTTAGTCAAAGAAGGCGTAAAACAGGATTTAGGTTATGTTGTAAAAGGTTACAACAAATATGTTACACCTTTTATTAGGTCTGGCAATTCTGCTTTAACTGAAGGAATAGATTTTGCTAGAGAAATATTTAACCCTTATAGCACAGACAAAGCCAGTTGGGATGATTTTGTTAATCAAGCCAACACTGAAAGTTATAATACTTTTGGGGACAAATCTCAATACAATATTCCCAATAAAGGTATTGGCAAAGTTACTGGTCCTCTTGCTAGGTTTACTACCAATACGGTGTTTGACCCGACAACATATTTGACTCTTGGTGGTTCTGCGTCAAGTACTGCTACTCGGTTTGCTTTGGCTACTCGTATGGAATTGTTAATTCCTAAGTACCCTGAGTTGGCACCTTTGATTGGCAACATTGCTCGTTATGGTGCAGCAGAAATTCCTAACAGTATCAGAGTGGCAGAAAACATTTTTTCTGGTGTAAAATATATGAAAGTAGAAATTCCTGCAACTAGTGGACTTGCTAAGGCTTGGCGTTATTCATTGGGTGCTGTTCGTGCTAATGTTGGTGACCAAGTTGCCAAAACTGCGGCAGGTAAAACGTTAATGAAAGTTTTTACTAGAAAAAGTTTGCGTCCTCTTGTCACTGCAGGTTTTGGTCGTTCCGCCGCAATGAACGCTACAAGTAAAGCATTTGTTGGTGGTATGCAGGCTTTGAGTTCCGATATTGCTGCACGTGGTGCAGAAAAATTGGCTGTGCAAAGAATTTTTGGCGAAGCGTATCCTATGATAGAAAAATTGCGTGGATTGGCAAAAGATGATAAAACTTTTGTAGATTTTTATAAAGTTGTTGAGGACCCTACGGGTCCGTATAATGTATCTCAAGCGGTACGTGATGCGGCTAACGAGTTTCGTTTGTGGGATGATAAACAACATGTAGATGTCTTTGCTGTGAAAACTAAGTTTGCCGACAAGTGGGGTGTTTTAATCAACAAAATGGGTTTTGTTGACGACCATTTGTATCATAGTCTTACCGATGATGCTAGAAAATATATGAATTCACCTGAGGCTGGTAGGAGTGGATATTTTGTTGACTATCAAATATCTGAATCAGATTTGCGTAATGGTCGGGGTATTTCAAGTTTTCGTAAATATCGTAAACCATCTTTTGATGATGCTGGTAATATTATACCAGAAACACAATCAAAATTTTTGGGTGTAGATGTTGAACATGGCACCATTGAAGAAATGAATAGAATTTCTATGGATAAACTTAAATTTGAATGGTTTAAAACTGACCCAATTCAAATTGTTCAGGACAGCATTTCGTCTTACGGTAAAATGTATGGGCGTATTGCCCATGTCAATAGGGCTATGGAATTTGGTCCAGAAACTATTAGACCTTTGGTTCAGCATGTTGTTTTTGATAAAGATTTAGTTACTCGGTTGGTTGATGTGCATACAACGCTTTCAGCGTTGCAACAAAAATTAGCCAATAGAATTGCAAATAAATATCAGGCAGCAGCGACAAGGGAGGGATTGGGTACAGGGTTAGAAGAAGTATCTGACTTGGCTATACGTACTTTGGCTGGTAAGTTGGGTGAAAAAGTTGAGGTTGATGCTGAAGCAAAACTTATGGGTGAGTCCATAGACCAACTTTTGTCTATGTTGGAAGAAGCACGTGTTGCTTCGTTGGCTAAAACCAGTGAGCAACGTGGCGAGTTTACAGATATTTGGGCTGGTTTAATTAATGAAGCCGAAGATATGAAGGCTGCTTTGGCTTCGGGTTCTGGTGACCGTTTTATTGCTTTGAAGGAACTTAGAGCAGAGTATTTGTTAACTCATGGTGATGGTGCCGATGATATTACTGGCAAATCTGCTGAATGGTTTGCTGAACGTATTGTTCGCCGTGCTGGTGGTGCCGATGTTGTTGTTGCTGCTGAGGCTGAACGTGTAACTAAGGTACAGTTTTTGCGGGAACATTTAGATGCTTTACCTGCTGATGCTAGTTATAATCAGGAACGTCAAGTGATGCGTGAGCAGATAGATAGTATTGAAAAAGAAATTGAAGGTTTCCGTAAGTTAAGTAACGTAAAAACTGTTGCATCATATTCTGATAGCGGTTTGATTTACGGTTTTGTTCCCACCGCAGGTGGAGAACCTCAACCGTTTCAGTTGTTTACTACAAAACCTATTGATGATGAGTTTGGTGTTTATTCTCAAATGGATGATGCTATTGCTGGTCATGCTATTCCCGAAAAAGAATTGTTGGATTTGCGTAATCCTGAAACATATTTAAATATGTTAAATCCTGAGTATTGGGCTGAAGATATTAATAAGGCTTGGAATACCGTTGGTATTGTTGACCCTACTTTGGAATCTGAAGTTGTTAACATGGTCAAGAACAATGGTGTTCTTGACCCAGATTATATTAAAGTTAATCCAGAAAAAGCCGAATGGCTTATGGGTATGTGGGACCATTCGCAAGATATTTTGCAACGTTATAATGCTGGCAATATGGAAGATTTAACTCATGCAGAAATACAACAGTTTTTTAACTGGTTCCAAGATATGCAAGCACGCATTATGCACAGTTATGCTGGCGATAACTCTGATGTTGTTGGTCGTACTGTCTCTCAATGGTGGATGAAAGGTTTAGTTGACGGGGCAGAACAGTACGGCTTTAAGGGTGCTTTGATGCCTTTGTCTAATGTTCTTGAGCAGGGTGAGAGTGTTGGTGCTGAGTGGGCTGTGTTGTTGCCTCACGATATGGCTACACCTAAGATTGGTGATTTCCCTGCGTCTCCTTGGCAGATGGTTAAAGATAACCCTATGGTTAAGTCTGCGTTGGATGATGTTTTGGAATCTCATCATTTGGGTTTAATGGCTGAGAAGGATGCTTTGCTTAAAGAGTTACCAAATGTCGGTGGACCGAATTTGGTTGAACGTGCGGCAAAGACAGCGGAGTTGGCTAAGTTGGAGAAAGAATCTACAGCAGCACGTGCCTTGCAGGTAATGCGCAACAACGATGAGGTTATTGTTAAAGGTGTCGCTGTCCCTAGACAGCAGGTGTTGGATAAAATTGCTATGGCGGAGGAAAAGATTGCGGCTGGTTATAAAGAAATTGATAAACAGGTTGCCGCCGAAATTGAGGCAACGTTTGGTGTTCAAGAGTTGGATACTTTACGTTTGTCTTATGAGGAACGTTTACCTATGTTGCTGGACCAGTCTAAGGTGTTACAAAACTGGAACGACAATTATGCTAATGGTTTAATTCAGGAAGTTCAGGATATGATGTTGTTGCTTGCTAATAAACCTGCTAAGGGTTCTACTGGTGCAAGTAATGCTGCTTGGTCTAAGTCTGTTGTGTCTACGCTGACTTCTAGTGAAATGATTGCTGACCCTGCTGCACGTGAAGCCTATTTGCGTGTTACTACTATGTTACATGCTGACGAAGTTGCTTTGGCTAAAGTAACTTCGGATATGAACGATAATCTTTTTATGACGAGTATGGCTAGTATGGGTATTATTGGTGAAGTTGTAAACAAAACGGCTGACAAAGGTTGGGAAGAACTTAAAGGTATGGGTGTGCAAGTTCCTCAAGACCTTTTAGATAAGTGGCGACCAAACTTTAGGAAACTTAATGACAGACGACAGTTAACTATGTTTGAAAAAGCCCTTGATGCAACAAATAATTATTGGAAAAAGTATGTTACGGCATCTGTTGGGTTTGTTACCCGTAATGGTTTGTCGGGTACTTTTATGAATTATGCTGATGGTGTAACTTCTGAAAATATTATAAAAGGTTTACAATGGGCTGGACATTTTAATGATACAAAAGGTAAACTTAAGGCTGGTCATAACCTTAATGATTGGATGGCACGTGCTGGTATAAACACGGAAGAAGAAATTGCTAAAGCAGAATATGTTATGGCTGCCGTTGCTGCTACTGGTCATGGCGTGAATGACGATTTGGCTGCACCTGTTGTAGGTAATCGTGTGCAAGTGGTAACAAACGCTTATTTACAATTCTTTCAAAGAAAGAATTCTTTTATAGAAACCGCTTTACGTATGCCTATGGCATTGGATTCGTATGCCCGTAATCAATCACTTGACGAAGCGGTAGCACGTATCGGGCGAGTGCATTTTGATTATAGTGATTTGTCTAAAATGGATGAAAACATGAAACGTTATGTTCCGTTCTGGATTTGGACTAGCCGTAACATTCCGTTACAACTTACACAGATGGCTACTAATCCTAAAGCATATTATGAATATGAACGGTTGAAGAAAGAAAATCCTGTTAATGCTGATTTGATTTTACCTAAATGGGTTCAAGATAAAAGTCCTTTAGGTGTTGGTTTAGGCGGTGTATTGACTATAGATTTGCCTCATTTGCAGTTGGCGCAAAAGATTAACAGTATTACATCATTTTCGGGTTTGGCTGGTCAAGCAAACCCGTTGATTAAACTTCCAATAGAACTCATGACTGGTCGCCAACAAGGTATAGATGTCGGTAAGTTTGGTTACGATAAAGCAACCAATGGTTATATGCCTGTAGTTGCTGAATTGATGAAAGCATTGGAAGGAACCAAATATGTTACCTACGATAAAGATGGCAACATTATGATGGACGCAAAAATTAACTACATTTTAGAAACTGCACTACCTACGTTAGCGCAGTTGAATCGTTTAACTGGTGGTTTCACTGGTGGCAAAGACACATTGAACGAACGTTGGTTGTCGTCAGTCTTGGGCTGGTTAGGTGTTCCTTATAAAGGTATCGGTGAGAAACAGCAATCAAGCGAACTTACTAGACGTAATTATGCTTTGCAGGATTTGCAAACACAAATCAACAAACGAGATATTCTTAATAATGAAATCAAGGGCAAAAAATCAAAGTAATTTATCGCCCAACGCTTTTGTTAGTTCGGCAATAATCTTAGAGTACTCGTGCCAACATTTTTGTTGAGCAACCTCATTACCTAGCGAGGCTTCTACATATAGTTGTGTGAGTTCTTTTGCTGCGAGTATACTTATAATAAATTCCATAACGAACCCTTTACTGTCATCTTCTATGATGTTAGTAAATATGCCGTCTAATTCTGATATGTCCTCAGAGTTGAACATCCATTGTAATTTGTTTAAATCTTCGGGGTCATATTCGTATTCTCCGTTCACTTTTTATCTACCGCCAATGGCAACAGAAAACTGTTTGTTGACAGCATAACAACTATCATAGAGTAACCAACCAAATCTAGGTACGAGTCTATGATGGATTCGTTTGATGGTGTTGCACGTTTCTGTAAGTTTTCTATGCGGGCAATCTTGTCACACATACGGATTGCTACCCCGACGATACCGAAGTTAGTAATGTTGTTATGTCCGTAATCGTATTGTTTGCGACATAACAAGTCCACCATTTCTTTATGGCTAAACGGTGCATGGTTTTCACTCAACCATTGTAACGCTTGCACACCTGCACGTTCCAATACCATTGTTGCCAGTTCTATGTCGTTGTCGTTTGTTTTACCTTCTTGTAGTCCTGTAATCCATTTGCTGATATATGTTTCTATCGGTTTAAACATGTTCGGGTCTGTAAGCGTAGTTGATGCTGCTTGTTCTAGTTTTGTCAACGCTGAATCTGCTGCTTGGTTAAATGTTCTATGGCTTGATTTCATTTGTTTCTCCTACGATTCCGTATTTGGTTTCCAATAATTCCATTAATTCTTTATTGTTTCTTAACGCTGTTTCAAACTTTTTTAACGCCGATTTAGTTTTACGCCACGCATGTGACTTTGCTAGGATACCTATTTCTTTAGCGGCTTCTTGAAAGGTTTTCCTTTCATAATATATCAAGTGTATCATACGCTGGTCTGTTGCATCTAGTGATGCAACTATTTCTCCTATTGCGTCTATCATCTGCCAATCGTTAGCCATGTTATGTTCTGGCTCGTCTGGTTGCATTAACCATTCTATTTCATCGGGATGAAAGAATCGTTTTTTGCTTGCTGTTTCAGGATAAATCATATTTCTCATTAATCATCATATCCATCACATCTTCAGGTTCCAATAGGTAACCCATAGATGGGTTACCGCTTCTCCACGCAAACTTGTGCATCTTCGTTGGACAGAAACGTGACTTGTTTGCTTTCAGGTAACGTTTAATGCGTGGCACAGACAGAATCACAAACGAACCATCTAACGCATAAACATAAACCCACCATTCCGCTTTCGTTATCGCTAACCCTGATGGTATCCATACTGCGGTACCGTCATCGTTCATGCGTCTGCGTGGGTTCTGTTTCATTTCTAGTACCATGCGTCCGTTGCGGTATCGGTCTGTTTTGACTTCAAATGCACCTGCCCCTATTTTTTCTAGGAACTCTGATACAAGTTTTTCGCCTTTATGTCCGAACGTTAAATCTGTTTGCCAATCATTTGGCATTGGTCCAATATCATAATCAGATTTGTTCATCGTTTATCCGCCACAAGCACTGTTACTTGCTTGTCATCTTTCCATGCAACACCGTTCAAACCGTCCATCAACAGTTTGACATAGTTATCTAAGTCGCCTCGTAGTTTTGTTAATGGCACTAGTTTGTCGCTAATGTCTTGAACGTGTATGGCAATTCCTTCTTTACTAAATGTGCATTGTAGCATAACTTCGCCTTCAAACATTGGTCCGTCCCATGCTGCACGGATTATATCTTCCGACTCCAATGTTGTTGCTGGTGTGTAAACACGTCCTCTGCGTGTCATTCTTGGACGACCTTTAGGTACTGGTTTTGTGGCTACGAATACTTTGTGGTACATTATATTCCATTCTGTATAAAGGTATGAAACGGCGAACTTGAACCGCTATCAAACTTGGCACTTATCGTTAATGACTTAAGTAGCAACTGTTTGACAGAAGATACCATAACCTTCTTACCATTCGTATATGCTTGCATTGCACCCAAACCATAATGCGCACCAGAACCAATAGCATATAATGCGTTCCCATCTGTTTCCGTGCCGTAGTCGCCATCAATTTGATAGATTACACCGTTAGCGCACACCAATGTTTCTATGGAGGATTCTGCAGGGTTGGATTCGTATTGGGGTAACCCTAATCCGTGTTCTTCTAGGCATAAACGGTATGCTGGCACGAATTGTGATACCATAAACTTTGTCAGTTTTATGCCTGTTAGTTTTGGCGGAAGTTGCGGTGCGGCGAATACGTGTTGTATGATGTTTGCGCCACGAGTGTCACCTGCAACGCCTATAAAGTATTTACCCAAAGTTATTACTTTGGGTTGTAACATTTTGCCCACACGACCATAATCGTCTGTCCATTGCGAGTCTGAACCTATGGCACAAAAGTTTTCACCTTGTACTGCTAGGATGCTGGTCATGCGTGTACTCGGACAACTAGTTTGTCTATTTCCATGTCACCGTCTGCACGCATATAATATTTACCCCAACGCCTGTCGGCAGTTTTGAGTATAGTTTTAGTTTGGCTAGGGTTAAGACCTGACTTGGCAGATTCGTAACCTAGTTTTGCTAACGTGGATGAACGGTCTTTGTTGGGCAAAGGACCGTCACGCCATATAACTTTACCTAGCGGAGACAGAACAGACATAGCCTCATCTAGTGTAGCATCGTACTCTGCTGTTGCTGGTGCGTTCGCTGGTTTCGCTGGCGGTACATACATCTCTGCAATAGATTCCAATAGTTCTACTGGTGTCCGACACGCCATTGCAGCACGTGTAAAGTCTATGAGTGTTACTGGTGTTTTATACACGCCTGCCAACATGGTGCCACGATAGAACACTCGTTGGTTTTCTGTATAAACATTTTTGCAGTCAGCGTATGGTAGGCGTACATAGTTTCCGTATTGTCCACTTTTTAATGTTGTCTGTTTCGGATTTACTTCTGTTGCTGGTACTCCTGCTACTTGGTGGGCTACTAGGAACATGTTGCGCATAACTTCTGCTGATACTGGTTCTTCTGCGAATACCCAAACATGGTAACCTTTGGAACGTGAACGTTCTATCCATGCTGTGACACCTGCAGCCTCTAATGCGTCAAATAACTTTATAGCAGACTCTGCAGACTTTTCTATACCTAAGTCAAAATCTGAGCAACCCCAAACAACTTTATGCACGTCACCGAACGGCACCATAGGGTATACACCAATTTTTTCTTCTCCTGCTAAATGTCTGAGGAACACTTCTCTTGTGAGGGGTGCTTTTACACATCCCCCATCGTCACTGCCGTACACATCTCCTCGTCCTCTGAATAGTGTTAGGTATTGCGTTACTAGTTCTTCGTTTAGAAACATACATTCTCCTCTCACCAATCGGCTAATACGTCTTGTACTGTTTGTGGCACTTCGCTAGGAACAGGTATTGGGTCGTCCATTCGGTATGGTAACACACCGTTCTCTAAACGTTTTAATCTTCCTGTTCCTGATTCAATTACAAAGTCCATGTCGTCTAATAGTTTACCTGCTGGACGTTTACATTTAACTAAGTTTAACGTTAATGTATCCATGTGGATACGTAAATCGTATTGCAGTTCTTCTATCTTGGACATAATCTTTTCTGTATTCGCTGCTCTGTCTAGTTTCTCTTGCAGTTCACGGATGTGTCCTTCTATTTCAAACCGTTTCCGTCGCACACCTATAATGTGTGTTGCTTGTTGTTCTCCACCATAGGCACCTGAACTGATAGTCATTTTCCTACCATCTGCACCTGCTGTACGGCTAGATTGATGCAACACAAGCAAAGGTACATTATGTCTTTTACCGAACGCTTTTATAGCGTTTGCTTTGGATGGTACATCTTCTCCACCGCCTGTAATCAAATCCAAATAGTCCACAACGATTAGTTGTGGTTCGCCCATGACATCTATCGTTTCCGATAGCGCACGTTCCATATCTACTAGAGATACTGTTTGGTCAAATACTGCTAAGTGTGGGAAATGAACTGACGCTGTTTCTCGTAACAACTTTATAGACTCTTGGTCATGGTCTGCGATTCTTTGTTCAAGTAAATTCGCTTCTATACCATGAGTTACGCAAGCCAATTTGATTAACGTCAATGTTCTGGGTTCGTCTGGGCAGAAATAGATTACACGTTTATCTCTGTTCGCTACCAATATTTGTAGTAACGCCAAAGTTTTACCGCTATGACTATAACCGTTTATGACACATAGTTCTGATGGTGCAATGCCACGCATTTCGGAATCTATGTCGGCAAAACCTAAATAGATTCTTTCGTTTGGTGTTTGCGCCCAATGAACATAATCATCGGCGGCTTTAACTAACGGCGTATAATACGCTAGTGGATGTATAGGCAAATCGGACGGGGAGATATTCTCTCCCCGTCCCAACTTAGCCCAACGTCCCTCATAATCAGGGACGGTCATAGTTACCGCCTTGCTCTAGGTTCCCAAAACGCATCCGTACCTGTGGTTGATTTAAACCAAGGACGCTTTGGGTTTACTGTCAGCCCATCACGGTTATCCCACACTTCGGTAACACCTTTCTTAGCACATTCTCCTGCTAACCATGCTGGCACTGGACCGTGTTGTGTACCTTTGATTCTGACTGTCCCACCTTGCGCTGGTTGTGCATACTGTTGTGCTGTGTGTATAACTGTTGCTGTAGGAAAAGCGTTTGCTACCGCTACTTCTGTAGGCACTGACGTATCTGCTGTCGTGTCAATGCCCATTTTTTCAAACAACGCTTCACAAATTACGTCAAACGCAACTAACCAATCAGATGAAGTCCTGTTTACATCATCCGATTTTGGTACAATGTCGGCAGCGATTTTACCTGCAACCTGCATTATAATGGAATGGTCTTTTGATACTTGCATATTTCTCCTATCGTTGTGTGTTGTTATTAGTATATCATTCTATTATTCGCAGTTATAAGCACCCTTACAGATACTCCAAAAACTGCACCATGACGCTGAACATAACGCACTACTATCATTTGTTATCCATTGATTATTTAATCCTGTACGCAATGCGGTTGTTACCGCACCACGAACATGATGTTTTAACCAATTCCAATGGCTAGCATCTCTAATGATTGGCACAATTTGTGCTTTAGGTTCTAGTTGCCTAACCATAACACCATAATTAAACGATGGTACCGCCTGCTGAATTATACTTGCAGCGTAAGTATACACCGTTGGTTGAATAGCCGATTTCTGTTTCTCTTTACCATAATACGGTCTGCTAGAGGTTTTCCAATCCCATACAACACCATTAGGGTCAATATAATCCATCGTACCTTCAAGCCAAATAGCGTAACCATCAACATCAATATTTAAAGGAACCTTAAAATATTGTTCAGCAGTACCACCCAAAGTAACCTTAGGAAGAATGTCCTCATAAAACGCTAACGACATAGACTCCAAATATTGTGGGATTGCTTCCTGATTGATGTTAGTTTTCTTGTAATCTGTTGTCTCCAACGATTCATAATCGTTGCAAACAAACTCCAACATGTCAGCAAATTCTTTACATTTACCGTTCAACACTGCTTCAATACCAGTATGCACGGCAGTACCTATAATGGTAGCATCGGAACCAGTACGAAATTCGGGTCTAACTAAACCCAATCTAGACCTTTCGGGACATATACCTATGTCCCCAAGCCATGATTGTCTAATATATATTACTTTATTATTACTATCTATTCTCATATATCTCCTTTAATAAGTAGTACAGCATAGACAGTTCAAAGACTTATAGGACTGATAAGGACTATAAGTTACCAGTAAAAACAGTATACCATTTTGTTATTTCACCTTTTTGTCTCTGCTAGATTGGAATAATCTTTTCCAATAACTTCCAGTACCTTTACCAGTTTTGTATGTTCTACCGATATGAGCATAATTTGGTTTGGCTGTGTTTATCATTTCGTCACTGAATGAACGGAACTCTGTTTCGTTCATATAATAGTGGCTTTTATTGACAGTTACTGCACAAATGAATTCTTTTAATGTTATGTCAAGTTTGTTTAATACATCCAAAACTGCTACTTCGGGATGTTGGTTGCATACTGCCATAACGCTATCTCTTACGAGTTTCCATTGCTGTAACTTTGACCACCCACTAGGAAACTCTAGGGGCTTAACATCATCAAACGTTTTATAATAATGTCCGTTGCTTTCAATCCATATATCATGAACATTAACTAACGTTTCTAGGTAATGTAGCATTGTTTCTTTGTTCCATTCGTGTTCATCGTTCATGTAGCCTAAGATTTCTGCTATGCGTTCTCCTTGCCACATGTCGTATACACTGTCACGATTAACCATTAGTTTACCTAATGGTTTGACATCGCATAAACATTCTGTATCATGTTCTATGGTTCCACAATTCACAATACCACCACCCATCTATCTGCTACTCGTAACAGATTGTCGTAATCTCCTGCTGTTGATTCTTTGCGATATTCTGCAATTTCTTCTTTGCTTACATCCGCTAATCTGAGTGCCATGCTAACGGCACCCATAATAGCGAACGCATTACCATCACGCCCTGTTAGACGTACTTTAACGTTTGGATATTTTATTTCACTCATTGTTTTCTCCTTTATGGATTAGGGTTATTTCATCATGTAACGCAAACGCTGCAGCACTAATACCGTTCAATATGCGGTCATTTAAAACCTCATAAAGTTCATCTGCAGCCGCTTCTTCATCTATTGCTTGTACTCTGAATGAGATACTGAACGTACCTGTGTATGTGTTTAATGCCATTACTTGTTTGCCTCTCCTTCTAGGAACGTATTTATTTCGTCAATTAGTGTGCTTGATTCTTTTTCTGCTGTTTTCGCAATAACTTTATCCATCATGTGTTGCTTTGCTTTTTTTAACATTGTGTCTATGAGTTCTGCACCATCGGTGCCGTCATCTTTGCCTGTGTCCATAATATTTTGCATCGTTTCGGTAAACAAAGCAACTTCTGCGGGTGTGAACCCGCCATCATTTTTTACGTAATCCAATATCTCTGCTACCATAACAGATTCATTATAGGTTTTGGCAACATGTTTAACAAAAGATGTAGACAACCATCTGAATAGTGTATCAGGTATATCATAGTTTTCACCATCATACTCACCTGTAGGACTGTTACCACTCACTAGCACAACGTTACCAACGATTCGTTGTTGAAACAATGCGCTAGCAATCCAGTTGATTTCTAAATCTAACATTATACCTTCATCGTGAACATAACCCACAATAGTGAATCTAGGTTCTTCTTCGCCAGTTGCTTGATTAACTTGTTGCGTATCAATACGCACCGCATCAATTACCCCACCGACAAGTTTCTGTATAGATTCTAACCCGTCAATCATAACGGCTTCAGGTTCTACTCCTACGCCTGACTTTAATAACACTGCTGATACTGTACTCATTTATTTCTCCTCATCTGTTGGTATAATCATTTGCTGTATTTCGTGACCCCAGTATTCTGTTAGCAAATCGTTAGTAAAACTAGAACCCAAAGACATGAACTGTACTTTACATCCAGTGTCTAGGACTGCTTGTAATACTGTTTCGTTTACGATTTCGCTATCATCCATTGGTGCTTCTACAATCATTTTTATTTCAAACATTCTATTCTTAGTTTTCTTAGCCATAATTATAATTTCTTTCTGTTGTTGTTTTGATATCCAGTGACGGTGGTGGGGGTTTGTTGCCCCACCACCGTTTCGGGGTTATTGTTACTTGGTATTATTCTAGCACTCAACTAACCCCAAACCTCGTACAGTACTCATAACGTACTTGTAAGCATCATCCTCATAATTCCCTGTAGCATCTTCCATCCTGTCTACAACCACATCTGCTTGTAAGTAATTTGCAAGCATAACAGTGTTGGATGAACCGTAACCTCCCTGAATAATTTTCTTAGCCTCACCCCATTTTGATTTCTCCATGTTACTAAACGATACTCTACGCAACATAGACGGATGGGCGATAGCGAACATCAGGTTATCTATGTCAAGTAACTCGGCACTATCATGCAACTTCACCAATAACGAATGATACTTGCCTGCAGAACGTGTGCAATTCTCTAGATAAACCTCAACACCCACACCTAAACGATTAAGTATGCTAATCAACACCGTAACAGTCACACCACGTTTCTTAATAGCATCAGCAGAAACGTGAGCATTGACTGAACCATTAATCAATATCCGCACAATCCTACCCATACGTGCTTGTGGCACATTAACATAATCTATCATACACTCAGGTTCTCCCGATAGATAACGGTCAATGTCTCCGCTGTCACCGCACACATCAAACTTAGTCTCAAACATATCGCCCATAGCGATACCGCAACTAGGTTCAACCCTAGCGAACAGTGAATCAACCTCAGCACGAATATCATGCCAACCCGACACACCTAGCGTGATTGCCTCGTCAAGTGATTTCGTTTGAGTGAAATCAAACGCATCACGATTATCGGATGACTTACGATTAGAGTTATCTGATGCGTAAGCCAAAATTTCTGACATACTATCAAACGACTCAACCCACGAATCACTTTGCATAAACTGTCTCATAATAACCTACTTTCTATAGTTGTTGTTGAATTTACTTTATGTCACACACCTACACACACATAGCATACCAACCCTAGTAGGCAGGGAAACTCACTAGAGTTGGTAGCCAAGCCTAGTGTGTTATACCGTAACGGGTACGCCTTTCGGAACCTGTATGTTATCCATAATCTTAGCGACAACCTCAGGTTTAGAACCCTTGAGTATACGCATTTCCACTGCCTCCTGCCATGAGAACCCACAATCCAACAGTATAGCACCACCGATACTAGCACGTGGTGATACTATCACCTTGAGTCCGTGCTTATCAACGTTGGCTCGTGCTTGTCGCACAATATTAACCCACTGTTGCCCGACTTGCAGATTAACACCAGTATTAATAACTAGCGTACTCTCAAGGTTCTCATCAATCGGTATGTGCATCATAGCGAAACGGTCTATCGTAGCACCATCAATCGCAACACGACCCACATGTTCGGCAGTAGCACCATTACCCCACGTGTTCGCTGCAGCGATAGCAACGAACTTAGGATGACGTTTCACCATACCGTCAGGGAACCCCATAACCGAATTAGATAACGCACTATTGAGCGTAGTGAGAATATTCGGATTAGATGCGTCAATCTCATCCAACAAATATACTCCACCATGTTCAAAGCGATTACGGAAACCTGTTGATTGATACAAGTCTGTACTAATTGACTTGTAACCCTTGATATCGGATTTAGATGATTGCGAATTGTATGAGTCGCTATCATACTCTAACCCTAACGCTTCTGCTACCTGCTCGGCAATCGTAGTCTTACCTGCACCTGCAGAACCAGTCATCCATATATGTTGCCCACGACTAATCGCCTTGAGAACCTTAGGGAACGATTGATGTTGAACGCCTTTAGGCGTTACAACCTTACCGTCAGTTAATACCACTTGTGTCACTTGTGGGCGATTGTCCTTGATTTGTGCCTGCAAATCACGGGTTAAATAATCCAAACGTGAACTAAATATAACCTCACTCTCAGCCAATCGTGCACTAATCAACGATTGAACAGCCTCCTCGTCTATGCCACCATTACGCAACGCATCAGCGATAACGTTACGAACAGCATCAGCGACCTTATCCGTATTACTAGCAGTGACAGCAGGTACCGTAGGTACTTGCGGAAACGACTCAGTAGGTTTCGGTGCGCCAAGCATATAAGTGTAGGCAATATCTTTCAACGAAATTCTATCCAATTTCATCGGGGTCATACCAGTGAATTTGTGTCCTAGTTTGCCACACAACACTATCAAAGTGTTCTTGTCCAAACTAGCCCACGAATTGTGGTACTCCTGTCCGTTAGGATACCTCACCAAGCATTTGCCTGCCGATGTATCTATGGATACGATTTCTAATGCTTTCCCTGCCATTATATTCTCCTTTATTTGTTTAATGGTGACTAGCCGAATTGCTAGCCACCAAACTTACTAACTTTCTTTTTGTCACACTAGTACACACACGGGGCTACATGTTACGATTTCTGATGTTCCTCGTATAGTGCTAACGCAATGTATTCTGTATCTAACGCTACTTTACCACTAACACGATTAACAACACGCAACCACTCATCATCCGAAATATCTTCCTCATCCTCAAATTCTTCCTTACCTAACCAATCAACAATAATCTCCTCATCAGCGTCATACGCTGAAAAGATTTCAACCAATTTACTAGCCTTCATAACCTACCTACCTTTCATAATGTAACGGATAAAACGAACAATTCCTATCGCTAACAACCCATATATCATAACCCACACGCCTCAACAAATTTCTCAGACTTAAACAACGAATTATCTTCCTCAAAATATGCGCACAATTCCATCATCAACACTGACGTGAAATCCTGCCAGAAATTATAAATTTCTGGAATATCCTGATAATCAATCAAACAATTATTAGCCTGAGTGAACGCATGTGCTATCTGTTGATAATCTTTTCTACTAGCCATTATCTACCCTCTTTCTCTCGTTTAATTTGATAAGCCACAACCCTAGCACTAACAGTACCCACAATACAACCAACCATAAATATAATCATTTCCCTAGTCATTATAATCCTCCCAACATTTTGAAATATCCCAACATTTCCAGTTTATTGCATACCACAACGCTACAATAATTGAGTCACCCATCATACGGTTAATCCGATATATGTTTGTACGTTTCATTACTTACCTCCTTTCAACCCATGACGCTTACGAATAGCCTCATGTCTAGCCGATTTCACTACAGGTTTAACACTACACACACTGCAATGACATTTACGGTCATTAGCACGTTTAAAATCCAACCAACAAATAACCACAACACCCATAACACTAACAGACATAACAAACGCTAACGTATACAAATACAACATAATTCTCCTTTATAGCATCATACCGATAGCGGAATTGCTATCGGTAAACCACAACCCTAACATTACACTGACATTAACGCAACCAACTCATCATACACTACCTCATCCTCGTATACTGACACATCACGAGGGTCTTGCTGTGGGCGAGTAATAAAATCCCACATTTTATCGTTATGAACACGACACTTAACATATTCCTTACGCACACTAGAATTTTCTGCTATCATACGTTACCTTTCTTGTCTATGCCACACGGGATTGTGTAACAAAATGAAGCGTTTAATGTGCGCAAGTCTAATCTATAAACCTCAGACTTAGCATAGACGTAATGCCGTTGTGTCTCACAACCCCAACGGGTACGCATACTATCCGAGCGTTTATAGCAAACGCACACTAAACACTAGTGGGTAGTGTGGACTTGCACCACAAGCACCTACGTGCCTACCCGAACCAAACACTCACTAGTGAGTGTGTATTACTTGCTTGCCTTTGCGATACGGTCAAACGTGTAGAACATTTCTGCACTAATCGCCTGAGTAGTCACATTGAACACCACGAAAGGTGCCGAACTAATCTTCACAACTTTCGGCGCACCGTCAGCAGTGACAACATTAACAACCGAACCCACACTGAGTGAAACATCACTCGGGAACGCTACCGTCCACTCACGGTCAAGTTTCGCAAAGCGACCATTGACGATTGGTGTTGCTGTCTTAGTTGTTTTCTTAGCCATGATTCCCTACCATTTTCTGCCCGAAGGCGGTTGATGTTGTTGCCGAATTGCAACAACAAACTTACTTTCTGTCACACTCATACACACACGAGGTATATGTATTAGCGAAACATTGTTGTTCGGAGAAGAATTGAACTTCTCAAGGGGATGGCACCAGCCCGAACACACGCACTAGGCGTTCATTAACTCCATGTACGCATCATACGCCATGTCGTTCAACACTTCCCACTGCTCTACCGTACCACGAGCAATCGCACTCTCAAGGCTATCGTCCCTATCGGCAACTAGCCCTACTTGCCATTGCGAGTGATGCAAAGCACCACTAGAAATAATCTTGCCACCCATACACGCACCTCCATAACGTCAATGCAGTCAGCGGAATTGCTAACTGCTTATTGATGACTTTCTGTCACACATGCACACACACGATGTATGTACGCTTGACATCATCAACACTGCTCAGTAACTAATCACTGAACAATTACTTAAACCTTTCGTCACACACGCACACACACGTGGATGACACGACATGACACAAACCTTGTATGCACGCACACACGCACGTAAAAAGTTTTTGGGGTATAATGTCGCAAAAGTCTTGTGACACATGGGCGAACGCACACACATAATGTGCGACGCATGCGCACACACGTGCGGGAGGGGGGCATGGGGGGGGTACGCCGCCAACTTTTTTCTATATGAATGGGTACAAGGCGAGAGGGATACCTCTAAACCGTGTTTTGTCTTTGCTGTATAATATTATATAAAAATAATATTATGTATTATTTTTTGTTAGCAGTCCCATTTACGTAAAGCCAATGCTTTACGTGTTGGTCGTCCCTTGCTGTCTTTCATAGGTCCTTTAGAACCGCCCATTCGTGCACAAAAAGATTTGCGTCTGGCTGCACTGGCTGGTGATTTTGCTGCTTGTTTTGCAGAGACGGGCGGCTTTAAGGTGCCGCCTGTTTGCGCCTTGTAGGCTGCTCGTCCTATTGCGTTTAATCCGCCTTTAGGGTTTTGTCCTTCTTTGCGTTGCCACGCTGCTGTCTTTGCCATTATTTGATTGGTCCTCCTGTAACCCATGCGTCACAGGTTCTATCTCCAGCGCATTTAAAATCAAATATTTCACAAAATCCTAGATTTGCTGTATCTATAACAATAGCAGAATATGAACCTTTTTCATCACCAAGTCCTTTGGTAATACATGACATTATTTCTGGTGTTTGTATAAACGCTGCACAGTTACCACATCTAGCCTTTTTTGCTTCTTCTATAGTGACATGAAAAATTTCAGATTTTTCTTTCCAAAATTTGGTGGATGGCAAATTTGGTAGCATTGGACCATATTTTGCTTTATCTATAGCGGTTTGCCTATTGGCTATGTTAATTGTAATATCTTGTGTTGCCGATGGGCAACCATTAATTGTTTCTGGCATTGTAGTGTTTAGATGTTTTTGAAATGTTAGTAGTCGCTCATTTTTCTTAATTTTGCAGCCATATCTTTTTCTGTCATCGCACCCTTTTTAGGACGACGATAAGGTGGGGCAGGTGTACCTTTTTTCTTTCCAAAGTTATTACTCTTAGGCTTTGTAGGTTTTGGGTCTGGATTTGGTGGCATTGGTGGCTGTAGACCAGTCATTTTCTTTGCAGCCTCATAACGCATTTTGCCATCTGGAGTGTAACCGTATCTCATATTTGTTTAATCCTGTCTTTGCTGTAAATAGTACTATCCTTAAACCATTTCACTAGATACGCCGCTAAAGCGGCTATCACCAGAAACACAAGTATAGGTATTCATTACCCCCCTCAGTCCCCCCTACTAATTGAGGGTCTGTTCCCTAATGGGAATCATTCTCATTATTGTGCTACAGCGTAGACAGCACATGGGGTTAACTGCCAGTAAACCATGTTGTTAACATTCCCGAAACACAATGTTAACCTAATGTTCATCTAAGGAACAGTTACATCTTAAGTAGTGACAACATTATTGGATGCCCGTCAACAAGCCTTCCTAGATTGGATATGCACGCCATCGGTGGCACGCATACCAGCCACACAAGACGCATACGCCAAACAAGAAAACGTGGACGTAGCCACCTTGAGACGGTGGAAACTTAAACCAATATTTAAAGCAGAATGGGAACGCCGAGTAAACGAACAGCAAGGCTCTCCTGAACGGACACAGAAGTTGTTGGACAATTTGTTTGACCGTGCTATGGATGGCGATAACAATAGTGCTAAACTGTATTTGCAGGCTACTGGTCGGTTGGCACCTGTTACTCTTAGTGTTGAACATTCTGGTAAGGTGTCCGATTTGTCGGACACGGATTTGGCTGCGTTGATTGCTTCTAATGCGGTGGCTGAGCAACAGTTTCGTTTGAATACGGCAAAGACAGCATAATGCCTAAGTTACCTAAACCCCCTAAACTTAATAATAATTTTAATAGTCATGGTATTCCTAATTATCAAGGTCAAGAAATGTTAAAAGCACCTACAAAACCTTTTAAACCCAAAAAAAGTAAATCTAAAACATAATGACTACTACAACTAATGACGCAATGTTTGTTCAGTTATCTGCATTATATCCTGATGCTGGCAAGACGCTTGGCGACTTGTTGTATGCTTTTTGGTCTGAACGTGGTTTAGAGAATCGTGGTACGTTGGCTTACCAATACCTAAAAGACCAAGGTGCTACTGGTGACACCTTAGGGGATTTATTTAATAGTTATTTTAATGATGAGTCGTTTTTTGTTGGTTTCAATGAGGGCGATATTATGGATTGGCTTGAGTTGCAGATATTTGGTGACTATGATGTTGAGGAAGAAGTTCTGTTCTCTTAGGGAACGGTTTTACTATTATTAGGAGGCTATCCACATGGCAACAACTTTCACAAAATTAGCGTTACAACCAGCAGGCACCACAGGCGATGGTCTGGGTATTCTTGTTGTTGCTACTGCTACGGCAGGCACAGCAATTCACACAGCGTCATCTACTGCAACAACTATTGATGAGTTGTGGTTGTACGCATACAACGACCATTCTTCCGCAGTAAACTTGTCTATTGAGTTTGGTGGGGTAACTTCACCTAAGGATGTTATTAAATCATCTCTTGCTACTCAGTCGGGACTTGTTTTGGTTTGTGCTGGTCTAGTGATTCAGGGTAATGCTACGGCAAAAGTTGTGCGAGCCTTCGCTGGTACAGCGTCTAAAGTTTCTATATTTGGATACGTAAACCGAATTACAGTATAACCAATGACTAGGTTTGGTTCTCGCACACGAGTTGGTACAGAATTAAGTACTTGGGGTTTGCCAACAGGCGACTCTGCCCAATATCCAATTACAGTTAGTTTTCTTGTTGTTGCGGGTGGCGGCGGTGGCGGTGACGCTTTTGGCGGCGGTGGCGGTGCGGGTGGAGTTAGAAGTTCTAATGCCAGCACTGGTGGTAATGGTAGTACTGAATCAGCATTATCAAATATTCTTTTATTAAGCAACTACACTGTTACAGTTGGTGCTGGTGGTCCTGCATCAGTAAACCCATTAGGTAATGGTACTGATAGTGTTTTTTCCACTATTACTTCAACTGGTGGTGGTTACGGAATTAGAAGTCGTGGTAACGGTGGTGACGCTGCACAGGGTTCTGCTACTCAAGGTTACGCTGGTGGTACTTCTAACTATTATGAGCCAACAAACACGCATAATGGTGGCGGTGGCGGTGGTGCTGGTGCTGTTGGCTCAAACGCAACTGCACCTGCTGGTGGTGTAGGTGGAGTAGGTGTATCAAATAACATAACTGGTTCATCTGTTTTTTATGGCGGTGGCGGTGGTGGAGGTTCCAGTAATCTTGCTGGCGGTGCAGGCGGTAATGGTGGTGGTGGTGCTGGAAGTGGTAGTGGTTATGGAACTGCTGGAACAGTTAATACTGGTGGTGGTGGTGGTGGAAGCCAAGCAAACGGACAGTATGTTGCTGGCGGAAGTGGCATAGTCATTTTGCGTTACCTTACCGCAGCAGGAACTATTACTATCGGCGCAGGTTTAACAGGCTCAACAGCAACAGACGGCTCTTACAAAGTAACAACCATCACTGCTGGTACAGGGAATGTGAGTTGGGCATAATGGCACACTACGCTTTTTTAGATTCAAACAATATTGTTACAGAAGTAATTACGGGTATTGATGAGACTGAACTGATTGAAGGTTTGTCACCTGAGGTTTGGTACGGCAATTTTCGTAATCAAGTTTGCAAACGCACAAGTTACAACCACAAGATTCGCAAACAGTACGCTGGTAAAGGTTTTAAATATAACGCTGACTTAGATATCTTTATTCAACCTCAGCCTTATAATTCTTGGGTATTGGACAGCAACCATGACTGGCAACCACCAATCCAGAAACCTACGGATGACAAGATGTATGCGTGGTTTGAACCAAACAAGCAATGGATAGAACTAGTCTAAAAGTTGCGGTATAAATGTTGCCTAAGTTGCGGTATTATACCCCTAAATAGGACGAACAGTAGCGTTTGTTGCGTACTTAAAATATGATTATACGATATTATAGATACACTAATAACACTAGCGTTCCGAAAACGGAAGGAAAGAGAAATATGAAAAACAATCAAGTAAAGGCAATGGTAAAATCTTATGTACGGAGTCTCCTTGTGGCTTGTAGTCCTCTACTTGCTGTTAATAATGCTGACCCGAAAACTTATGCGATAGCAGTATTTGCAGCGTTTATTGCTGTTACTACACGCTATTTAGATAAGTCTGATACAGGCTTTGGGTTACCAAAAAACGATGAAATTACCAGTTAAAGAACTGGTTTTACCTAAGGATTTAAAAAAAGCGCAAAACGGTCGCCTTACAGTCGCTGTTTTGCGTAATATTTCTGGTGGTGGAAAGTTACATCATCTTGCCGCACGTGCATGGGAAGCCATGCACGATGCAGCAATGTCTGCTGCAGGTGTAAAACCGTTTAAACCAAGTTCTAACGCTGATGCGTACCGTTCTTTTGAACAACAGTTGGCTGGCTTCATGTCACGTTACGTTGGAGAACCTAACGGTTCCGAAACAACTAGACATTATTTAGGTAAAAAGTATTGGTTAAAAAAAGGTATGGCACCTATGGCTGCTGCTGGTACCAGTAATCATGGTTGGGGGCTGGCTGTTGACGTTTCGGGGGCAAACAACGGTAGGCTAGACTGGATGTTACAGAATTGTGATAAGTATGGTTTCAGTTGGGAAGTCCAATCTGAACCTTGGCATATTCGTTATGTTTGCGGAGACAAACTACCGCAAGCAGTGCTAGATTACGAAACAAAAAACATCAAACTATAATCCGTTAGGATGGTATCTATGTTTAAACGGCTTCTTGCTGTCATTGCTGTGTTTTTTATGTTACCTAGTAGTTTGGTACACGCACGTGTACCAGAAGATGAGGTAATGCGTTGCCCCAAATTTGAACCTTTGTTTAAAGAGTATGGTTTGGTTCCTGTTGAAACGTTTTCTTATATTGCTTGGCGTGAATCTAGGTGCCGTATAAAGGCTATAAACGCTTTATGGGATAGTAATGGTAATATGGTGTGGGGTTTAAATACAAATGGAACATGGGATAGTGGTTTGTTGCAAATTAATTCAACATGGAAAACTGTTACCAAAAATGTTTGTGGCGGCACCATAGAGTTGTTGATGGTTCTTGACTGCAACCTAAAGGTTGCCAAATATTTGTTGTCCGATGGCGGTCTAGGGCATTGGGGTTTGTAATGGAATTGAATGAACTTTTAAACGAAGCCGAATTCCGCAAATGTCGTGGTCCAGCCAACCCTAGTGTGGAAGAATCTTTGGATGCTTTTCAATATTTTTGTGAAAACTATTGGTTTGTTAAACATCCGCAGAAAGGACGTATATTATTTAAATTGCGTCCAGCGCAGGTTGAGACAACAAAGATTTGGATGACTGAACGTTACAGTATTGTGTTAAAAGCACGTCAAATTGGTTTTAGTACTTTGGCTGCAGCGTACAGTTTTTGGTTAACATACTTTTTTTCTGACCGTTTTGTTGTTATGTTGTCACGTACTGAACGTGAGTCTGTAAAGTTGTTGGCTAAAGCAAAATATGGTTACCGTTTTCTACCTAAATGGATGCGTGTTCGTGGTCCTCAACAAATTACTGAACATCAATTAAAGATGGCGTTTACCAACGAGTCTGCCATAGAGTCTTTGCCTAGTAGCAATGACCCTGCTCGTGGTGAGTCAGTGTATTTGGTTATTGTTGACGAGTGGGCTTTCTTACCTAACGCTGAGGAAGCGTGGGCTTCTATTGAACCTGTTACGGACGTTGGTGGTCGTGTCATTGGTTTGTCTACTGCCAATGGTTCTGGTAACTTTTATCACCAACTTTGGGTTGGTTCCCAAACTGGTGCAAACAAATTTAAGGGAATCTTTTTTCCTTGGAGTGCTGACGGTGAACGTAACATAGATTGGTACAATTCTAAGGCTGCCAACATGCATCCTTGGCAGTTGCATCAAGAGTACCCTACTTTTCCTGAAGAAGCATTTATTAAGTCAGGTAATCCTGTTTTTAATATACAAATGTTGGACGATATGGTTATTGTTGACCCCGACAGGGGTTACTACCATTTGTATTCTGATGGTAATGGCGAGTTTCGTTCCACACCTGAGGGCGAGATGTATGTGTGGGATTTCCCTAGAAAAGAATCTGTTTATGTGATTGGCGCAGACGTTGCTGAAGGTTTGTCTTATGGTGATTATAGTTCTGCACATATTATTGATGGTAAATCTGGTATTATTGTTGCTGTTTGGCATGGGCGTATTGAACCTGACTTGTTTGGTGAACTGTTGTGTGAACTTGGTTGGTGGTATAATAATGCTTTGTTGGGTATTGAGAACAATAATCATGGTTTAACTACTCTTAAGGCTGCTCAGAAGCATGGTTATAAAAATCTTTATAAGCAGCGCCGTTTGGCTTCTATTCGTCCTGAGGCTACGGATGTTTTGGGTTGGAGAACTACTGCTACGTCTAAGCCTTTGGCTATTGATGAGTTGGCTGCTGCTATGCGTGAGGGTACTATAGAAATTTATGACCGTTTGACTATTGCTGAGTTGCGAACTTTTGTTCGCAAAGAAAACGGCAAGATGTCTGGTAGCCCTCATGACGATAGAGTAATTTCTTTGGCTATTGCTGTTCAGATGTTGAAGTATGTGTACCTGTCGGAGTATACACAAAATGCTAAACCTCCAACTAATAGCCTTTTATGGTGGGAACAACACATTTTTGGTAAGGGAAATAGCAAAAAAACGTTTATGGGTTCACATAATGTGAGAGAAACCACTCCTTTTAACAGATAAGGAACAAGTTTTGTATTTATGATGCCATTTACTTGCCAAACTTGTTCTGTAGAAGTTGTTGTGGACGAGATTCCGCCTCGTGGCGAAATATGTTTCAAATGCCATATACAGACAGTTAATCTTGGTTTTACTTACGGTAAAGAAGTGTTTCATGGTCCAACAATTACTGAACTTCAAAGAAAAACTGTTTCGGATGCCAAAATCAATGGCTATGATGCGCAACCAGTAACAAACTGGATGTAATGTATGGAAACCATTATTGTTCCTATTATTGTTGCCATAATATCGGGACCTATAGTGGTTGTGATAAACAGATTACGTAAAGAAAACACTGACCAACATGCCGAAGCAAGAACACTACTCAGACAAGTTATTGATAGAGTTGATTCGGTTGGAACAAAGATAGATAATCATATTGGTTGGCACGATGGACTAAAGGACAAAGATGAAGCCTAAAAATAATGCAGAAAGTCTTAAACAATATAAGATGCGTATTGAGTCGTCACGAAGATGGCGTAAAGATGACGGATATGATGGCACATGGAAACGTATGGTTGACATGTATAAAGGCAAACACTTTGACGATTACCGTCCAGAGGACAGAATGTTGGTTAACATCGCTTTCTCTACTATTAACGTTATTTCTCCTAGTATTTCGGTTAACTATCCGAAGATTACTGTCAATGCTGTAAACCCTGAAAAAGCAGCGCAGGCTGTTATTGCTGAAGCGGTAACAAACTACTGGTGGAAACATCGTGACATCCGTACACAGTTCAGACGTTCCGTTAAAGACATGTTAACTGTCGGTCATGGTTGGATTAAAGTTGGTTACCGCTTTGTTGAAGAAGAACAAATTAGCACAGGTGACACGGAAGTGTCTGACCCTATTGGTGGTGGCGAGATTGCTACTACTAGTGTTATTTTGGAAGATTCCCCGTTTGCTGAACGAGTGTCACCTAACGATATTTTTGTTGACCCCGATGCTACCTCTATGTCAGATATTCGTTGGATTGCCCAACGAATCCGCAGACCTATTGACGATGTTAAAGACGATAAACGTTACACCAAACTTGGCAGAGACAATGTAACAGTTATGGCTGTCAGCCGATACTCTGATGACCCTAGTAGAAAAAAGGTTTACGACAAAAACATTGGTTACGCAGAAATATGGGAATACTATGACATTGCTGCAAACCTTATGTCCGTTTTTTCTGAAAATGGTGAACATTTTCTAATCAAACCTATTAAGATGCCTTATTCGTTTGGGCAGCCGTTTGTTATGTTGCGCAACTATGATGTTCCAGACCATTTCTATCCGATGGGTGACTTGGAATCTATTGAACCGTTGCAACGTGAACTGAATGAAACTCGTACACAGATGATGAATCATCGTAAAAAGTTTGCACGAAAGTATTTGTATAAAGAATCAGCGTTTGACCAACTTGGTCGTACTGCTTTAGAATCTGATGAAGATAACGTTATGGTTCCAGTTATTTCTGATGAAGGTTTGGCTGCTGTTGTTACTGCTTTCCCTGCTGTTATTAACCCACCAGAGTTTTATAATCAGTCAACATTGATTATTGGTGACATTGACCGCATTTCTGGGGTTACTGAGTTTCAACGTGGTGGTGTGTCCGAGATTAGACGCACCGCCACTGAGTCTAGTTTGATGCAGGATGCAGCAAACGCACGTACTAGCGACAAGTTGGCTGTCATTGAGCAAGGTATTGCAGAAATTGGTCGCCGTATGGTGTTGCTTGCGCAACAATACATGATTGGTGAGCAAGTGGCACGGGTCACCAGCAAAGATGGTGAGCCGATGTGGGTTACTTTTGACAGAGATTACCTTAGCGGAGATTTTGACTTTGAAGTAGCAGCAGGTTCAACTCAACCTAACAACGAATCGTTTCGCCGTCAAATGGCTTTACAAATGGTTGACGCTATGGCACCATTCGCTGGTGCAGGAATTGTTGACATGGGCAAACTGGCTTCGTATGTGCTACAGATGGGATTTGGTGTAAAGAACCCTGACGAATTTATTAATCAAGCACCACCACCTCAACAAGGTATGCCACCTCAACAAGGCGGTCAACCTCCTGTCCCTGCTGGAAATGGTAATGCACCAATGACTCCTGAAATGATGGCTATGTTACAACAACAATCACAACAACAACCACCCCAATAGCCCACCAGACGCATCCTAATGCGTCCTAAGAACCAATATCTGGCATACCTAGGGAACGGGATATATTATTAATAGAACACCCTTTACGGACTCTAGGAGAAATAGATGAGCGATGAAATCGCAGCACAGTCAACGGAACTAGTCGGCAATGACGAGTCAACCACACTTGGAAGTGACATCACAGAAGTCCCAGATACACCTTCTTTAAGTTTAGAAGAATACTCTAATTATAGGGTACCTATAAAATTAGATGGAGAGGAATTGCATGTTCCGTTATCCGAGGCTGTCGCAGGTTATCAACGTCAATCAGATTATACCCGAAAAACGCAAGAGTTAAGTAAGCAGAAAGAAGATTTTCAATTTGCTACCGCAATTCAAACCGCTTTAGAGTCTAACCCTGCAGAGACTTTGAGTTTGTTGTCTAAACATTATGGGCTTAACAGTCCTGAGGTTCAAGCAGCAGAAGAATTTTTGACTCCAGAAGAATCAAAAATGCGTGACCTAGATAAGCGTATATCCTCGTTTGAAGATTACCAAAATCAACAGCGCATTGAGCAAGAGATTAAGGTATTGCAATCCAAGTATGAAGATTTTGATATTAAAGAAGTTGTTTCAACCGCTTTGCGGATGAACACAACCGACTTAGAAGGCACATACAAACAATTAGCGTTTGATAAAATTCTTTCAAAGTCCAAGTTAGATAAAGCAGTTGTTGCAAAGCAGAAAGCCGCCGATAATGGTGTGTTGGAGGCTAAGCGTGCTGCTGGTGTTGTTTCAGGCGGTTCGTCTGCGGCTTCTACTACTAATGAGGCATTTGTTCCAGTTAAATCAGTTGCTGAGGCTTGGGCTGCCGCCAAACGTCAAATGGGTGCAAGTTAAACCATACACAACAACTATTTTAGGAGATTTAAATGTCAAACGTAAACTTTGATGCTTTGCTTACAACTACGTTAGCAAATTATCGTGACCAATTAACAGACAACGTATTCAGTGACCGAGTTCTAACCAACCATCTTATGACCAAGGGTCGTATCCGTATGCTTAATGGTGGAACAAAGATTGTTGAACCACTTATCTACGGAACAAACACAACAGTAGCATCGTACAGTGGATATGATTCCATTTCGCTTGCTGCACAGACAGGTATCACTGCTGCTGAGTACGAATGGAAGCAGTACGCTGCTTCTATCGCTATTAGCGGTATTGAGGAAGCCAAAAACAACGGTGAGCAAGAAATCATTAACTTGTTGGAAGCCAAAATCATGCAGGCTGAAGAGTCTATGCGTGAAGGTTTCAACGCAATGTTTTTTGCTGATGGTACTGGCAATAGCGGTAAAAACTGGAACGGATTAGCCAACATCATTGACTCAACTGGTACTGTCGGTAACATTAACCGTGCTACTACTGGTAACGAGTACTGGCGTTCATACGAAGTTGCTGTCGGTGGGGCTTTGACCCTTGCTGCTTTGGCAACAGGATATAACACTGTCTCTGTTGGTAATGACCATCCTGACATGATTCTTACAACTCAAACAGTGTTTGAGAAGTACGAAGCATTGCTTCAACCTCAACTACGTTACACAGACACTAAGACAGCCGATTCTGGTTTCCAGAACCTTCTGTTCAAGGCTGCACCTGTTGTTTACGATACGGCTTGTCCTGCAGGTAACTTGTTCTTCATGAACAGCAAGTATCTCACACTTGTCGGTCATTCGGGCAAATGGTTCCAACAGACGAATTTTGTTCGTCCTGAGGACTTGGATGCACGTTATGCACTTATCATGTGTTACGGTAACCTTACTTGTCGCAATGCGAAGAAGCAAGGTAAACTAACTGGAGTAACTGCCTAATAGCGGTTGTCATAATGGGGGGTAAAACCCCCATTATAAACTAAATCAAACAAAATCAAATAGGAGAAAAAAATGCCATTAATTTCAAATGATACAGACGGGGCAATTACACGTAGTCGCCTTGCAGCATACATTACAGCACGAGAGAAAGTAACCGCAGTAGTTTTGTCGGGTGCAGCAGCGTTTACGCCGTCAGCATCACAACTTGTTGATGACAAATTGTTTGTCTTGACACCTACAGCAGACCGAACGTTTACTTTGCCAACAGCAGCACTTACATTGGCTGCTATCACAGATGAAGCAGTTGGTAGTTCGTTTGAGTTCACTATTGTGAACCTTGCAACGGCATACGAAATTGTTGTAACAACTGCAACTGGTTGGACAATTACGGGTGGCGGAAACATGACAGTGTTTGATGACACTGCAGCAACATTCCTTGCTGTTGTAACATCATCTTCAACTATTCAACTTTACCGCAAAAACTCTGGTGGTCAAGTTAAATAATTCCTGAAAAGGAACAATTCCGATAATGGTAGGGGGCGGAAACCCTCTACCATTATTGGTATAATATAGGAGATTTATGGCTGGTTCAGGTGCTGCAGACGACATTATAAAAGGTATATTAAAAGCCTTAGAGGAAAGTCGTGCGTCAAGCAAAGTTGGTGAAGTTGCTGGTGCTGCCGAGAGTGGTTTGCGAGACATCATAACTAAACTTGTTGAAGATGCTAAAGGTGTTGCTGGTGTAAAACCACCTAAGCCACCTAAGCCACCAAAAACACCAACTATTGCTAGTGCTGCAACGCCATCAACAAAAGAAATGTTGGGAATGGGAAAATCAGCCTATGAAAGAGGCACACAAAAAGGTTTAAGTTCATTAAGTCCTGAAGAAATGTATTATGCTATGCATTATGCTGAATCAGCCAAATTGCCACAACTGCATACCAAACCCTCTGTCTCCGCTATGCCTAATGAGGTAACTCTTAGCCCCAAAAAATTAAAGAGTATTGAAAATCAGCGTTTACACGCTGCAGCCAACGAAGCCAGAATTGCAGAACTCAAAGCAAGTGGCATGGACAGAGCAAGTCGTAGAATACGTAATGTTGAAGCACATGCAGCGGCACAAGAAGCCAAATATGGTAAAGGTAAAGGTTCCAATCGGGCAACTGAACGGGACAACATTGACATTCCTAAAGCACCTAAAACACCTAAGGCACCTAAGGTTGAGGAAGTTAAACCTAAACGGGCACGTTCTGCTAATTCTATGCGGTTGCAAGCAGAAAATGATTTGCTTGATATGCGAGCAAATAAAAATACTTTTACTAAAGATGAATTTGCGCAAGGTTTACGGGACGCAAAAAATGATGGTGCAAAGTTGACCAAAAAAGAACAAGACATTTTAGACATGTATTTAGACACACCACCAGAGATGTTATAATGGCACCTAGACCTAAAGTTGGTGGAGAAGGCGCAGCCGACGACACAGCAAAACTTGTTGAATCAATCATGAAACAATTAAAAGAATCCAACGCTTTTAAACCTGCTATTACTAAAGTTGAAGAAGTTGCTTCTGGTGCTGCTGGTGCAGTCAAAGATGCTATAGCATCTTTAAAAGGAATGGGTCGTCCTAAATTAGGACAAGTAGAATTTGATTTTAATTCAGACAATTTTAGAATGTTGCCTAAACGTGAACAATCTGCTATTCGTAGACAGATAAACGCAGAAACACAAGCGGCTAAAAGCGATAAAGCGGCAGCAGATTATGCTGCCAATAAGGCTAAAAATAAGAAAGTCAAAACAGACCAAGTTGATAAAGCCATTAATGAGGTATGGTCGGTTGAATCTAAAAAGGGTTATGGTCGTCCTGCTTTATTTAAACAAATTGAAGGCAAAAACGCTATAATTGACAGAAGCGCACGTATTACCGAAGATACAGGTGGTGCTTTAGATTTTGCTGTAGAGAAACGTGTACGTCAAGAAATAACCAAATTTAAAGAAGATGGTTACATATTAGATAAATCTGAAATAAAAGAACTTGTTAAAGACGCATGGAGTTTTGAATTAAATAAAGCAACAAATGGTCTTAGAGCAAATATGTCTGGTTTGTCAACACGTATGAAAAATCTTGCCAAGTTGTCCGAAAGAGAAATTGATGATGCTGCTGCACGTCTTGCATATGGTCAACAAACTCGCATGGGTAAAGCAGGTAATAGTCCTTTGCCTGATTATATGGCAGAAAAAGTAAGGTCAAAAAGGGCTAGAGATTTACGTATTAATAGGGCTAAAGATTTAATTTTGGAGAACGAAAAATCGGCTGCGGCAGCATTAAAGGCTGACGCAAAGTTGGGTAGGACTATAACAAATCGTGGACCTAGAGAGTCAACGGGTCCAAAGGTTGAGTCTGCGGCTGCTAGGGAGAAACGTTTGTCTGCTTTGGCTTCTGAACGTAAACTTGTTGCAGCACAACAAGCAAACCAAGCAAAAGGAACGGGTATCAAAGAAATACCTAGAACTGCTTTAAAGATGACTCCAGAAGAATTAAGGGCTGTTAAACCTATGCCATCGGATGCCGAATACAAAAAATTAAAAGACTCTTTAGACCCAACCAAGAAATCTTTTCAAGGTTCTACAGGTAAACCTAGTGAACCTATTCGTAACGCTAGGGGTGAAACAACTGAGGAGTTGAACGCACGTCTACGAAAAAATCGTGAAAAAGTTGCTAAACAACAACTTGACGATATTGGAGACACTCCTTTTAATGAGATATTTCACAAGTATTAGATA